CGACCTGATTTAGATCGCCTTGGAGTGGTGTCGTCGCCAAGAGTAGAATCCATTTGTTTCATGAAATGATCCTGTAGACCATGGGCGTACTTAGAATCTTGATTGGGAGTGGCGGCTACACTAACTAGTTCGTACATGAATCGAGCCCTCTCCCTGGTTGCTAATTCCCTCGAGGCCTGGAGCAGTTCGAAAACCGCTCGCGCAGGGGTGTCTAGGGATTGTCTGAGGGTCCATCCGAACTCTCGGGCACATTCTGCAATGATGAGGCTTGCGCGTATTCGTAGATGGGTATTTTCAGCCGTTTTTTTTTACCTTCACCTAAATTAACCTGTCCCGTGACTAGATCAATTACCAATTGGTAAAGGGCTGCGACTTGAACCTGCTCCATCTCCAAAATGTCATCAATAGTAATGGTCGAACAAACGGATGAAATCACAGACAAATATTTATTGGCCAAACTCTTCGCGGTCATTGGGCCATCTTCTTTTGCCAGATTCATTAAAGCAGCCTGCGCGTTTGTGAACTTCAAAAAGGACTCTAAACTCATGGGTTGTAGCTCATGAATCTTGCCTTTTAATTGAAAATAAACGGGCTCCGCAATGATCGCATCTAGATCGGTTATCGGAACCCCTGCTGTTTTTTTTGTACGCGCTGGCCACAATTTCATAAATTAAATCGTTGTGTCGCCGTAGCGGAACATGATGTAGGTGTCGGTAGGCATGTAAACCTTCCAAACAATTTTCATCTTGCCCTGGTTTGCGGGATCAAAAACATAGCTAGACTCTTCTGATGGAACAGCTTTAAAAAAAGTCCAGTCTTGAGCAACGACCGCATTGTCGTTTACTAACGGGTGAAGAGTTAGCTCTTTGGCAAGTGGCAACTGACGCGCCGGCACCTGGTTGCCCCAATCAAGGGCAGCAGTGCTTGTGGCATCGTAAGTTACGTTGGGAAATAATTTGTGCATAATAGCTTTATCCCGAACCTCAGCAAACTCAGTCTCTACCGTTACTTCAATCCCACTGATTGCTTGATCAAGTAAAGCAGATCCGGTTTGATCGGCTTTCATGTCGGCTTTTGTGTACTTGAAGTTACAAGTCACGTTGCCGAGAGTTCCACCGATGTCGATTGCATCAAATGTGACCCGGCAAGGGCCTATATCAAAACTTGAAACTGTTACTGTCGCTGTAGACAAAGCCATAAAATAACTCCTTTTAAATTAGTGTTGGGTTTTCCCAATGCTTTATTTCTAGTTCAATGGACGCTTCTTTTCTAAATATGCCCTCACCCTCTTTATTTTTTGTATAAAGTGGGGAGAACGCCACACCTAAAACCCTTGTGTAAATTTTAAGGTTCTTTGGCTGATCTTCAAGCGGTATTCGGTGTAGCAACTGAAATAAGGCCGATTGATAACGCTCCGTCTTGATGGTCAACAGCCGAGCGTCCCGATCCTCGACCACTACCGAGACGAACATCTTTAAAATGGCGTCGACAAAATTGTTGCCCGTCTGCTCATCGGGTATGCTCATTGATTCAACCACTGTAAACACCGCTGGGCACTGGTAAGTGTTGGCCCCATCGTAAATGAAATAGGATCTAGGTGGCTCGGTGGTCACAATTGCATCAGGGCGGTCGGCCCTTACATCAGCCAGAGCCGTATTTATGTTGGCCTTTATGTGCTCAACCACTAAATCTCTGGTGAACTCTGAAAGTAATGGGGACACTGCCATAAGCTTAGGCCCCCATCAGATATTTAAGGAGGCCATCGACTACTTTTTGAACTGATTCGTCTCCAAGAGTGGTGATGTCTCTTTCTTGATTAACATCATTTCCATATGGAACAAAGCTACCGGCTTCGATTCTTGAATTCGTCACGAGCTTGTAGCTCTCTTCCCTGCCCGTCATCGATGGATAAAGTCTGTTTGTCGCGACGAGCATTTTTTTGCCAGCGCCGGGATAATCTTTGAACCTCTCTAATTTCGATATTCTGTATCTTTCGTTTAGTCTTTTCCATAGCACGCCCTCACTAGCCCCTTCTGTTTGCCATCTTGCGATTTGAAAATTAATGACCATCGGATAACCCACGCGGTTTAGCCAACCTTGGGGCAACTTTGCCCGACCAGCTACACCTTGCAAATAATCTAGGATGCCATTCCTAATAACTCTCATGCGTTTGGCGCGATCTGCTGGACATATCCAACTGCAACCGCCGTTCGAGGTGCTCCAGCTTGACCCTTACGACCAGTGTAAACATCGTTTCTTAAAGCCAACGCCCGCTCATATTTCTTCTGCGATATGTCCATATAAGTGTTTACGGCATTAAACCGCTCGGCATCGGGAGCGTCGTAGAGTTGATAGGTCTCTGACAATCGGACCGACATACGTAGAACCAATTTCTGATATGCAACACTTGCTGCGTACTCTAAAGCAGCCGGCTGCATGCCCGAGGGCATATCGACGTAGGTGGGTAAATCAATCCACTGGGCTGCGTTTACCAAGAACTCGGCAAGCTCGGTGTCCAAAAACCATTGGGCAAAGTAAGTAGCTCGAACGGTTTGACCATCAGTGGGGGCAACGGCTAACGTAAACTCCCCTGTGTTGGCCGGGTCATCTGCTGTTACAACCACCGGCAAATCATCGACGAAAACACCCTCGGGGGCAACGGCTGTGGATAAGTCTGTTACCCTACGAAACTCAAACGTCTTAAAGTATAAGTTTGAACCGTTCTGAGGGTTTAAAACCTTCTTACGGTAATAGAGTTTATCCTTTGGCCCATCGCTTAAATAAGCCCGTAGGTCATCAATCGCCGTTGTCCAGCTCAAAGGTCACCCTCCAGCAAGGCCATGGCCTCATTTTCAGAGCAAGTGCTAGTCATGTAAACATATCGAATGTTTAGCTTGCGAAGTACTTCGTACTTGCGCTTGCACATTGCCACTTCCCAGTCATTGTTGGGCTGGTCGATGTAAAGTGGGCCGCCTTTGGCGTGCGGATAGAAAACGTCGACATATTGCATACGCCACTCTAAGGGGAATAGTTCTTTACCTTTAGGGATAGCTTGATTGCGAACCCAAAACCCATCCTGAGCCAATCGGTCTGGCAACAGCGTGAGGTTTTTGTTTTTAGCATAAAGATGCAATGTGCGCTTTTCGGTCTCTTGGGTCTCGGTCGGCATTTCGTGCGTCCTACTTGGTATAATTTTCACTTGGGCTTTCTTCAAAACAATCTCCTTTTTAAATTCATTCGATTGCAACATTGAAAAACCCCCAAGTCAAAAAATCCCCGACAGGCGATTGGAGCCACCTGCCAGGGATAGAAGTCGTTACTTAGACAGAACCGTCAGAACCCTGCCATGCGAAACGTGGATCAACAAAGTCCGCGTTCATGCGAGTGTTAGCTTTGAAGCGATAAATATCGCGATTGAAGCTCTCACCGGACATTGGGTTTTCTTGCTCAACTGCAACTGGTACTTTAACCAGCATTTGAAACCAAGGTTTAGTTCCATCTACGAGGAACCAAGCTTTTGAGTTCGCAGCAAACACACCGTTCTGGTCTGGCATAAAACGAGTGACCGTTAAATCTGCCAAGCCTTGAAGTGGGTTGATTGAGAAAGCTCCGCCAACTGCACCGGCAGCCGCAGCGCCCGATGGGTAGTAAGAAGAGTTCAGCAAAATAGCTGCGTCGAAACGGTAGAACGGGCTGATGAGAATCCTAGAGGGATTGACCATCATGTTAACACCCAACAGGTTCTTCTGTTGCATTAACGCCTGAGTACCAGTTTGAACATTACCTTGAGTCAATGCACCGTAAGCCACTGGACGGTTGAAACCGCCACCGACGAAAGGAGCCGCTGAAGTTGTCCAAGGATAGTTGGTCTCATAAGACGGCTTGGTCTCAGAAACTGGCACTTGAAAACCAGCGTATTCCATGTTGGCAACTGATTGCAATTTACCGTAGCAAAGTACCTCGCTCAACAACTGGAGGTATTCGCCAAGCATGCCCGATTGAAGTTTAAACTGACCTGATTGGTCATCTTCAAGCAACTCACGCTCGATTGAGTACATCGATCCATACTTTACAGCACGAATCTTAAGGCTCAATGCCGCCGCGCCCACTTCTGGGTACGGAGCTTGCGCGCCAACTGCTTTAGGAAAGCTAACACCCTGTAGAGGGGCGATTGGTGTTTCAACTAAATTAGTTGAGGAAACCGTAACCCAGTCGGTGTAGCTAACTTTAGCGAGTTGATACATGCCAGCGATATTCTGCAACAATCCTGCAACCAGGAACTGAGAGAATGAGCTAGACGCATCGGCCTCACGAAGTTGGGTCTCAAGTTGACCGCGAAACTTCTTCCAAGAGAAGTTCTCTTTCATCACTGGGAACTTTTCAGTGTCAGTGATGGGGTCAATATCAAACTTAGACTTC